GTTTACCTAACAAATCCAGGTAAAGGTTACACTGTTGGTGCAAATATCACTGTTACTATATCAGATGCATCCAATGTATTAAATACAACAATGGTTGGAAGAGTTGATAGTACAAATGATACACTTTTAATCACACAACTAGATAATTATTTAGTTAATAATGCTTCAGGCAACCAATACGATTATGGTATGTGGGCTGCTAAATATCCAGGAGTATTAGGCGATTCTATAAAAGTATCTATTGCTGATGCTAATACTTGGTCTGGTTGGGAATTTGCTGGTAATTTTGATTCCGCACCTACAACATCTGTTAATGCAGAAGCAGTTGGCGCAACAATGGATGAAGTACATATTATTTTAATAGACGTATTAGGCAAATGGACAGGTACAAAAAATTCTGTACTAGAAAAATATTCATTCTTGTCTAAAGCATCTGATGCAAAGAGCACAAGCGGCGCATCTATTTACTATAAAGATGTAATTAACAATCAATCAGAATATATTTGGTTCCTAGATCATCCTTCAGATGTTCAATTCACTGCTAACGTATTGGCAGGAACAAATAGCAAGGTTGCTTGGGGAACAGCATTAGTTAATGGTAAAAAATATGAAAATCTTATTTCTAACGTAACAGTAACACTAGCTAATGGTGTTTCTGGAGACGTTGTAACTGATGGCAATTTAATTTCAGCGTTTGCATTATTCTCAAATAGTGAAACATATGATGTTAGTTTGATTGCTACAGGTGCAGTTTCTACTACAGTATTGAACACTGTTATCACTTTAGCTGAAAATAGAAAAGATTGTGTTGTATTTGGTTCACCGTTAATTACAGACGTTGTTAATGCTACAAGTCAATCTACAAGAGTAATAGCTACAAGAAGTAATTTAACAAGCTCTTCTTATGCTGTAATGGACTCAGGTTGGAAATATCAGTATGATAGATACAACGATGTATATCGTTGGGTGCCTTTAAATGGCGACATTGCTGGTATCTCTGCAAGAACAGATTTCGTTGCAGATCCTTGGTTCTCTCCTGCAGGTTTCAGCAGAGGTCAAGTAAGAAATGTAGTTAAATTGGCATATTCACCAGACAAAACAGATAGAGATAATCTATACAAATCTGGCATTAATCCTGTTGTTTCATTCCCAGGACAAGGCACAGTATTATTTGGTGATAAGACATTGTTATCTAAACCTAGTGCGTTTGATAGAATTAATGTTCGTAGATTGTTTATCATTCTAGAAAAATCAATCGCATCCGCAGCTAGATTCCAATTATTCGAATTCAATGACGAGTTTACTCGTGCACAATTTGTAAATCTAGTAGAACCGTTCTTGAGAGATGTTAAGGGACGCAGAGGTATCACAGACTATAAAGTTGTTTGTGATGAAACAAATAATACAGGTGAAGTTATAGATAGAAACGAATTTGTTGCTGATATTTTTGTTAAGCCTGCAAGATCTATCAACTTTATACAGTTGAACTTTGTTGCTACTAGAACAGGTATCTCTTTTGAAGAAACCGGCATTTAATCAGGAGTAATAAATGGCAACACTTTTTAATGTAGAACGCTTTAAAGCAGAGCTAAACAATGGTGGGGCTCGTCCCAACCAGTTCTCAGTACAATTAACATTTCCGTTATATGTACAGGGAGCAGCATTAGCTGGCAATAAATCTCAGTTCTTAGTAACTGCTGCAGAATTACCAGGGCAAACAATTGGTGTTGCCCCGGTATTTTACAGAGGCAGAGAAATAAAAATGGCAGGTGATAGAACATTTGCCCCATTTACTTGTACCGTTTTAAACGATGGTTCTTTTGCTATTAGAACAGCATTAGAGCAATGGATGAATGGTATGGAAAATGTATTAACAAAGACCGGCTTCACTGTGCCAATTGCATATCAATCTGATATTGAAATTACACAGTTAGACAGAAATGGTGGTACATTGAAAAAGTATTTGTTACGTGAATGTTTTCCGTCTGATATCGGCGCAGTTGGTTTAGACTTTGGTTTAAACGATCAAATTTCTAGCTTCCAAGTAGCATTCCAATATCAGTCATTCTTAATCGTTAGATAATTTTTGGGTATAATTAATTATGGATCTGTTTGGCTTTAGTATTAACCGCACCTCTTCTACGAAAGAGTTAGAACGAAATCAATCTGTTATAACTCCTCCAAATGAAGATGGTGCGTCGTCCTCCGTTTCTGCGGGTGGATATTATGGGACATATTTGGATTTAGATGCATCTGCAAAATCTGAATCTGAATTAATTACAAAATATCGTGAAATTTCTATGTATCCTGATTGCTCATCTGCAATAGATGAGATTGTTACTGAAGCAATTGCTGCAGTAGACGATGAAAAACCTATTAGGTTAAATTTAGATAATGTAGATTTGACTCCAGGTATTAAGAAAAAAATAAATGATGAATTCGACAACGTATTAAAGTTATTAGATTTTAATACTAAAGGTTTCGATTTATTTAGACGCTGGTATGTTGATGGTAGATTGTATTACCAAAAAGTTATTGATATGCAAAATCCCAAAAAGGGAATTACAGAAATGCGTCAAATTGACCCACGAAAAATTCGTAAGGTCAGAGATATTAAAAAAGAAAAATTACAAAATGGTATTGAGGTTGTAAAGAGTATAGATGAATTTTATGTGTACAATGAAAAAGGGTTTAATTTTAGTTCAGCCTTTACTGCAACTAATTACACTCAAAGTCAAGGTGTAAAAATTGCAACTGATACTATTACCTTTGTACCATCAGGTTTGCTTGATTTAGAAAAAAGTATTGTTTTAAGTTATCTTCATAAGGCAATTAAACCTACAAATCAACTTAAAATGATGGAAGATGCTTTGGTAATATATCGTATTTCCAGAGCACCAGAAAGAAGAATTTTTTATATTGATGTTGGCAATTTACCCAAGATTAAAGCCGAACAATATCTAAAAGACATTATGGCAAGATATCGTAATAAGATTGTTTACGATTCAGCCACAGGTGAAATTAGAGATGACAGAAAATTCATGTCGATGCTTGAAGATTTCTGGTTACCTAGAAGAGAAGGTGGCAGAGGTACTGAAATTACTACATTACCAGGCGGAGAAAATTTAAGTCAAATTGAGGATATTAATTATTTTCAAAATAAATTGTATCAAGCGTTGAATGTACCGTTATCTAGATTACAACCGCAGCAAGGAATTCAATTCGGCAGAGCAGCTGAGATTACAAGAGATGAATTAAATTTTGCCAAGTTTGTAGGTAGATTACGTAAAAAGTTTAATGCTTTATTTAATGATGTTTTAAAGACTCAGTTATTGTTAAAAGGTATAATGACTGAGCAAGATTGGGAAGAGATAAAAGAAGATCTTCAGTATCGTTATGCCCAAGATCAATATTTTCAAGAATTAAAAAATACTGAAAATTTAAGAGATAAGATAGATTTATTAACTGTTCTTCAACCGTTTGTTGGATTATATTTTAGTAAGGACTATGTTAAAAGAAATGTTCTTAGATTTTCAGAAGATGAGATTGAAAAGATGGATGCTGAAATGGAAGAAGATATGGCAAATGCTCCTCAACTTCCTCAGCCAATGGATGCAGCTGGAGGACAAGCAGCACCAGATACATCTATGCAATTACCGAATCAAGCACCAGGTGATTTGAATTCGGTTATAAATAAATCGTTAGGTAATCAGTAAGGAGTTGTTATGGATACCTCAGAAGTAATTAGACATATGGTAGATGATATTCTTAATGATAGAGGCGGAGAAGCTTTAGAAAAAGTTGAAACGCTATTATCACTAAGAGTTACTGATGCACTTGCAGATAAGAAACAAGAAATTGCGTCAACCTTAGGTCAATCAAATGCAGAAGTTTAATTCATTAATTTCAAAATTTGCAGTAGCAAAAGAAGAATTAGAACTAGATGAAGTTCTAAAATCTTCCGATCCTACAGGTAAATGGATCCACGATTTTGTTCATTCAGACAATCCTAAATTTGCAGGTAAAAGCAAAAAGGAACGTATTCGTATGGCA